ATAAGGCTCAGTTAAAGGGATTGAGATGAAGATCGACGAACGGCGGAATCTGGTTCTGCCCGTCGTGACAGATAAGGTCACGAAGAAAGTCATAAAGCAGGTCGACGGAAAAGACGTGCCCGAGGAAGTAACGGAAGATGTGGTCCGTATTTATGCCTTCCACACTCCCGTCTCCCGCGCCATCTTCGAGCAGCATTACCGTGTTCTCGCTGCCACCAAGGCTTCGCTGTCAAGCAAGGGTGCGCACTACCTGATGGGCGCTGGCCCGCGGATCGCGGCGCTGACCCTGAAAGACGAAGGGCGAAAAGAGGCGGCTAGTTTGGGCATGGTCGACGAGCGAGGGAATGTTCACGACGAGTCCACCGATGCACTCTTCGCTGAGTTCAAGCGTCTCACGACCGTTCTTTGCCCGAGCCCGACCGGCTGGGACATGCTACCCGTAGAGACGGCCATCTCGAGCGGAAAGATCGACGCCGAGGATTGGGAGGAAACGGTCGCCGCCGTCACTTTTTTTACCTGTCACTATGCGATGGCGAAAAAGGCGGATCGCGAGACGGCAGCGAAGGGAACAGCATCCTTTCTGGGTGCGTCGATCACGTCATCCACGCCTACGGAATTCATCGCCTCTTTGCCGACATTGACGCAGGCCGCGCCTACGACAAAGACACCATCGTCGATTCCATCCTGAACTACATCGCCACTGAGGGATTCGGCGAGGTGTTTGAGCGGTACGACAGCCCATATCGAACAGCGCAGCAGTTCCGTCATCGGTATCTGATCGAGGCGCTCAAGAGGCCAGCATGACGCAAAAAGCAATCGTCGATATTGAGCTTAATGACTCGCAGTTTCGCGAGTTTCACGCCCTCTTTAGCGACTACCAGAAGAAGCTAGAAGCGATGCCCGAGGACTGGGCGAAGGTCACCGGCTCGATTGACGATGCAGGCGTCGGGATGGCGGACTTCTCGAAATCGTCGAAGCTCTCGAAAGAATTTCTGATGATTGCCGCCATTCAGGCGAATGCAATCACTCAAGGCCTGCAAAAGGCAACCGGCGCGCAGGACAAGTTCAACACCAAGACGAAAGACGGCGCCCTCCAGATGGGCCGCATGGCCAAGTTCTCGAAGGAAGTCCATAAAGACATCTCGAAGATGAGCAGCGTGCTCCTGAAACTGGGGGCTGTTGGCGGATCGTTGCTGTCATTCCCGGCCGCCGTCTTTGCGTCGACCAATGCGCTCGCGGGGCAAAACCTTCAGGCCCGTGGGCTTGGTCTGAGAATCGGCCAGACGCAGGCGTTTGGAGCGAATTTTGAGAAGTTTGGTCTCGGCTCGTCAGACCTCGGGAATGTTTCGAATGCACAAGGCGACGTCAGCAAATGGCGCGCTTTCATGGCTGCCGGCCTGACACCAGATCAGATTCAGAACGAGGATGCGGAGCAACTCACCTATGACTTCGCCCGGGCGGCCAGCGGGAAATTCCGTGAGTGGCAAAAATCTGGCATGCCGGCCGCATCCATGGCTCAGGCGTACGGCTTCACCGATCTGCTCTCGCTTCAGCAGCTACGCACAGGCGCAAGTTACAGCGACTCAGACTGGATGAAGGCGCAGCAGAAGGAAATTGCCGATGCGAAGCGCAACGCGATCGACCAGGGCACCGCAGATCAGGCATCTGACGTAAAGGCTGCGCTGAAGTCGGATTGGGCTCAGGTAATGAATGAGTTCAACGGACAGTTGGCTCAGATGGCGCCTGAATTGAAGACAATGGGCGACGCTGCCGCAGCGGCCGCCGTCAACCTTCTGAAGGTCGCCGGTCCAGAGGCTAAGGCGGTTATTGATGCTCTGCAGGGGCCTCCGGTATCTCGCGACACTGCCGCAAAAGGCGGCGTTGTGGGCGGACTCGCGACGGCAGGTTACTGGTTGCGCGACAAGATTCCCGGGCTGCGGAACGTCTTCTCGGATTCGGGCCCGGACTCTTTCGGGACGTTAGGCGCACCGACGATGGCCGGCATCATCGATGCCCAGTACACGGTTGAGTCTGCGCGCGGCAAGAAATTGCTGTCGCCCAAAGGTGCGATGGGGCCGATGCAGTTTATGCCCGACACCTGGAAGCAATGGGGCCATGGCGATGTCAACAATCTCAAAGATTCCCAGGACGCCGCGCAACGATATGACGCATTCCTCCTGAAACGCTACGGCGGAGATGTGAGGAAAGCGCTCGCTGCCTACAACTGGGGTATGGGCAACCTTGACAAGGACGTCGCGAAGAACGGAGAAAACTGGGAATCACATGCGCCGCGAGAGACCCGCGACTATATCGCCAAAATCACGCAACTGATGCTTCGACAAGGCCAGAACGTCAACATCAACATCACCAACTCGACGCCCGCCCGTGTCGCGACTTCAATGAACGCAGCGCAGCACTGATATGGCAATCTCCGACGCATTCCGGTCCACCTACGACCTCGCCTTCCAGCGCAGCCCCATCATTCTGGTTGGCGGGATCGCGTCGAACACTCTCGGCGGCATGCTTCCAATCATAGCGTTGGGCGGTCAGGCGCTTGGCGCGGTCCAGGGCGCACTGACGAGTGGCAGCCTGTCGACCGACGACTTCTTCGCAACCTATGTGCCGATTCCTGGTTCGACGCTGATCAGCCAGCAGATTGCGACATATCCATTTGCCAATCAGGCGGTGGCGGCGAATTCAACGATCCAGCAGCCGTTGACGATCTCGCTGAGAATGATCGCTCCGGTGAAGGACACTGCGGGATATCTGACGAAACTCGCGATATGGACATCGCTGCAGAGTTCGCTGGTTGCACATAACGCGGCCGGCGGCCGGTATCACGTCGCAACGCCGTGGCGGATATACACCGATTGCCTGTTGCAAAGCATTGCTGACACGACAGGTGGAGACGGGAAACAGCAGCAAATCATGGCTCAGTGGGACTTCGTGCAACCGCTCGTCACCCAGATGCAGGCCGATAGCGCTTACAACTCGCTGATGAGCAAACTGTCGTCAGGAGCGCAAGTCACGCCATCGACCACCGCAGGCACCTCGATATGGTCTAGCGCAGCGACCGCCGTTGGCACCGCTGCGCAAAACGCAGTGTCCAACGCCACAAGTCTGACTGGCGTGGTCAATCAATACCTCTCGGCGCCGCTATGAGCACTACGCTGATCGCATTTTCGCCGAATAACTCGGCGTCGCCACCCTTCTCAACCACGGTCACGCTCGACAACGTCAGCTACCAACTCATCGTTACCTGGAACATTGCAGGGCAGCGTTGGTTTGCTTCATTACAGGATCAATCCGGCACTGCGATATGGTCCGGGGCGCTGGTGGGCTCTCCACTCGGGTACGACATCCTGCTGGCGCCCGGTATCTTCACGTCAAGCACGCTCCTGTACCGGGCGGACACCGGTAACTTCGAGGTTAGTTCGTGAGTCGATACTACTCCCTGACGATCACGCCGGCAGGCAGCACGACGCCTTTCAGGACGTACACCTCACATCCGAACAACATTTACGATCCAGCAGCGTTGAACATAGAGTACGACGCGCTGATAGGCCCGTATGGCACGCCGAGCGGCGCGTCCACTATTACGGTGTACGGCATCCCGCTTCAGGATCTGACGCAGGCACAACAATTCGCCGGCATGACGCTGGAGCTCAAGGCCGGCATGCGCGCTGGCTTGCCGCTGGTCAACCCGGCGCAAGCGGGCACGATCTTGAAGGGAACGATCTTCCAGTCGTTCGGCAACTGGGAGGGCGTCGACCAAACGCTCGACTTCGTCGTGATTCCCGGCGTCTACACGGTTGAAAATCCGGGCAACATCCTGCTTGACTGGAGCGCCGGTATGTCGCTCGCCGATGCGCTGAAGCAGACGTTCTCGGTGGCGTACCCAGGCTTTCAGGTGTCAATGAATATCAGTGGCGATTTTGTGCAGAGCCACGATGAGCCGCATATTTGCGGGACGCTGGATCAACTAGCTCAACTCGTTGGAGACATCACCGAAGGCGTGTTTGACAACCGGGTGACTATCGGGATTCAGGCGGGACAGATCGTCGTCTATGACAGTACGTACAAGCCAAACCCAATCCAGCTGAACTTCAATGATCTCGTGGGCCAACCGACGTGGATCGGCGTAAATACGATTCAGACGAAGATGGTAGCTCGAGCAGACTTGCAAATGGGCGCGATAGTCAAGATGCCAGAGGGTCTTCAAAACGCACCGGGATACATCAAGACAACCGCAGCGGCCTATCCATCAAGCATCAAATATCAAACAACGTTCCAGAATAATTTCATCATCAACGAATTGCGCCAGATCGGTAACTACCGGTCAGCGGACGCGGCACAATGGTCAACGATAGCGAACTGCATCGTCCTTCCGAGCTAAGCGATGTCAGAGAACTACGCCAAACTGTGGGTACAGCGCAGCGCCAACCAGACCGCAATCAATCGCGCTCAACAGGCCATTGAGAATCTTGGCCGGGCATTACCTTGCCGCGTTGTTAAGGTGAGCGGATCGATCGTCACCGTGGCCTTTGAGGTCAATGCCGCCCCTTACACACTGCCAAATATCACCATTCCAAAGGCCGAGAGCCCGTGGATAAGGATGCCGACACAGGTTGGTGACAAGGGCGTCACGATGCCCGCGGACGCGTACCTGGGTGGTGTCTCAGGGTTGGGTGGCGGAGTAGCGACTCTGACCAGGCCGGGCAATTTGAGCGCCCTGGTGTTTGTTCCGATCAGCAACTCGGGATCGCCACCGATTGATCAAAACGCGGCGCAGGTTCAGGGCCCCAACGGCGCCATCATTCGCACGACGGAAGGTACCACCTCCCAGATCGTGACGGACACGACCGGAACGACCGTAACCTTCGGCGACAGTACTGTGGTGGTGAACGCTACCGAAACCGCGTTGAGCTACGGTGCCACCACTTCTCTGGTGCTGAACGCCAGCGGTATTACCATGACCTTCGGGTCGAAAACTATCGTACTGAACGGCTCGGGACTCAGTATCAACGGCGAGAGTTACGAGGACCACACGCACGGCTATTTCCCGGGCACCGGTTCGAAGGCGCAAACCGACCCACCCATTAACTAGCGGCGCGTATATGAACCCTTCAGCCCGTCGTACCGGTCCTGCCACATGCTGAACTTGTGCATGTAATCGATGGTGCCGTTGCTCCAATGCACCGTGATATAGCAATCGATCCGATACAGGCCGGGGTAATACTCGTAGGCCGGCGTTCCGGCTGCAGTTTCAATAGACTCGATTCGGGCAGCACTTGGTCCGAGGTCAAGAAGATAAGGGATGTTCGCCATCTCCATGTCGTGTGCGAGCGGAGCCTGGCAGTTTTGTGGGATGCCAGACGGGTCAACCGCATTGGCGTTTGTCGCCAACATAGCAAGCAGAATCGCGAATTGCCGCATCATTCACTTTCCTTTTTAACTGCGCCGAAGTCGTCGGGATTGAACCTCGGGCATACGTCGCAGTGCCGCGCTGCGCCCTCCGCCTGGATCTGATCAGATATTGATGCGGGATGCCCGCGCTGAGGCCGGAACCACTGCAGCATATGCCGACAAGGGAATACGAAGACCCCATTTTCTGAGGCCGCTTCGTAGTGCCTGAAGTGCGGCGTTATATGGTCGAACGTCCGATGCGGTGCCAGCGGATTGAATGGGTCGTCCACCATCCTGAAGCAGTGCGCCCTGTGGTCTCGAGCAGCGCACGAATCGGCGAAACATTTCAATACCGCCTCGATCTCGAACGCGGGCTCCATTTCGCCGATGACCATACGCCCTTGCGCATAGAAATGAGTACCTCGCCAGCCTCGAACGTAGTGGATAAGGTCCATCGCCTGAGTGGCACCATCAAACGTCCTGGCGAATCCCGCAACATGAATCTTGAGGGTCTCAAGGTCTCGCTCTGCGAATAGCGTTGCGCGCCTGGCCACTTCCATGGCCCACGGAAATGCCTCCGATCGACTTCGCAGGAACAGAACGAGCACCAGATAGTCGCGCGACGTCCTCAACAGATTGTCGTGCGCAAAGAAACTTGGTGAGTGGGTATCTGGCATAGATAAATGGAAATGGTCAAGTAAATGCGCACATATGGGCGAATCCTGAACGAGGACGGTTCGAAAACATGGGTTGTGGTCGAGACCGATGCGAACGGATACAACGACAACGTTTATCTGACTACTCTCGCGCAATGTCTGAAACTGAATCTTGGCGAGAGTCCGATCTACGCGAACTACGGTATCCCTCAATACCAGACGATCGTGACGCAGGTCTTGCCTGATTACTACGTTATGCAGACGCAGACGCAGTTCTCGCAGTACTTCGCGTCACTCACGATTAACCGGGTGCAGGGCTCGTCTCCGCCCGTCTATAACGTCAGTGCGGTGTGCCACAGCGGCGCAATCCTGACTCCGTATGTGGATTCATCGATCAACGCTCCGCAACTCGACAGCACTTTCATTCTCAATCAATCGGCCCTGGCATGATTCGACGCACTCTCTTTCTGCTCGCGTTTGTTTGTTCAACGGCCAACGCACAGTTTACGCCCGGTCAAATTCTGACGGCGTCTCAACTTAACGCCGCGTTAGCCGCAAAGACGAGCAATTCAGCTGCGGCGATCACGGGCGGCTCGATTACGAATGCCACCATCAACGGTGGAACGATGTCGGGTACTGCCATAACCGGCGGGACAATCTCGGGGCTGACGTCACCGCTTCCCGTCGCATCGGGAGGCACCGGCGCCACCGCGTCGACCGGATCAGGAAGCGTGGTCCTGGCCACCGCTCCAACAATTGCAGGTCTGACCGTAACTGGAACGTTCACCGCTCCCGGTTTAATCTCCCCCGCTTCGCTGGCGTCACAAGCGGCGAATACGGTACTCGCGAACGTCACGGCATCAAGCGCGTCTCCCACGGCGTTCGCGATGCCGAGTTGCTCGACGTCGACCAGTGCGTTGCAGTACACAAGCGGCACGGGATTTACCTGCTACGCCAATTCCGCCACGACGACCGGAACACTAGCGCAATTCGCATCCACCACCTCTGCACAACTGGCCGGCGTGTTGTCGGACGAAACAGGCAGCGGCGCCGCGGTGTTCGGTACGAACCCGGCAATCAGCGGGGCAACAATCACCGGATCGTCGTATGCGGGCAGTGTCGCCGCAACCACGCTGTCGGCAAGCAGTACTGTCAGCGGCACTGGCTTCAGCACGTATCTCGCGTCGCCTCCAGCGATCGGCGGCACCGCGCCAGCCGCGGGCACATTCACCAATCTCTCATCGAGTGGAACGGTCAGCGGAACCGGATTTAGCGCATATCTTGCTTCTCCGCCCGCCATTGGCACAACCACTGCGGCAGCCGGCAAGTTCACCACCTTGCAAGCTACGTCCGCAATCACGCCAGCGTATCCCGCGGGCGTCGTAGGCAACACAACTGGCAGCAACGTGACGGCCGGCAGTGTTGGCGAACTGATTTCCTCGAACGTCCTTCAAGCTTCGGCCGTAAGTTTCCCCAACCAGACATCGACCAACGTCACGTCGATCACTCTGACGCCGGGCGACTGGGACATCTGGGGGCAATTTATTACCAAGCCTAGCAGCGTGACCTCCATTGCCCTGATTTCCGCATGGCTTAGCACAACGTCCGCGACGATGCCAACGGATTCTGATCCGGCGAAACCGTGGTTCTTCATGTCGACTGCCTTCACTGCCAGTCAGGGGACCGCCGTACAAACCGGCATGGGTCGGATCAATGTTTCAGCAACCACGACACTTTATCTGTCCGGCTCCGTGACGTTCTCCGGAGGCACGATGGCGGCGTACGGAAACATTCAGGCACGCCGCCGCTAAGACCATGCATACCAAGCCGCTCGCCCTGCGACGGCAACTTCCATTGCTGAACTGACCACTACGCCGCATGAGCACAACGTCTATTCCACTGATAATGACGACGGCAGGGCCGCAGGCGACTCCCGTGGCGACGCTGTACGACACCCTGATCAATTATGTTGCCAATCAGGTTCCCGGCTACACGGCTAACCTTCCCGGCTCTCTGATCGACGATGTCGCGGGCACCGATACCGGCGCGCTCGTCGCGATCGATCAGGCGCGAGTTGATGCGATCAACAGCGTCAGTCCATATGGTGCCAATGCTTTTGTGCTGGCCCAACTCGGCGCTCAATTCGGGATCGCTCCAGGAGTGGGCGCAAACGGCAGTGTGTATGTGCAGTTCGCTGGTCCCGCTGGATACGTGTTCCAGAAAGGCTTCGTCGTGGGTGACGGGACCAATCAGTACGCACTTCAGGATGGTGGTGTCATCCAGGCCAACGGACTAAGCCCGCTCCTTTTTGCGGTAGCGACGACTAGCGGTAGCTTCGCTATTCCGGCCAACACCGTTAATCAGTTGGTGACGTCGGTTCCAAGCGCTTATGCAGTCACGGTTACGAACCCGGAGGCCGGAACTGCTGCAACAACTACACAGAGCGTGCCGGACTATCGCGCGCAGGTGTTACAGGCAGGGTTGGTAGCAGCTACTGGAACGCCCGCTTACCTTAAGACTCTGCTTTACAAAATCACGGGCGTTCAACAGCAACTAGTTTCGATTAACGCAGTTTCAGGCGGTTGGCAGGTCATCTGCGGAGGCGGTGATGCCTACGCCGTTGCGAACGCAATTCTTCAGGGTGCCGGCGACATAGCACTGCTAAAGGGATCGCAATTGTCGATCACGACAATGACCGCAGCCAACCCGGTCGTCGTCACGACCAACCTGAATCATGGATACGTCGCGGGCGGCACGGTTACAGTGGCGGGGGCTACGCCAAGCGCATACAACGGCACCTATACGATCGCCTCGGTCACGCCAACAACGATCACGACGACGACTAACGGCAGCGGATTTGGTGCATATGTCGGTGGTGCCACGCTCAGTCCGAATCCTCGAAATGTGACGGTGTCCCTGTTCCAGAATCCCGATACGTATTCGATAACCTTCGTCAATCCTCCGCAGCAAGTTGTGACAGTAGCGGTGACGTGGAATACGACTCTGCCCAACTTCACGGCAGGAACGTCGGTCAACCAGTTGGCAGCTCCAGCGCTCCAGTCATACATCAACTCGATCTACGTCGGGCAGCCGATCAACGAACTCGAGATGACGGCGGTGTTTCAGAGTGCGGTTTCTTCAGTTATCGCCGCGTCCAACATAACCACATTGCAGTTTGCAGTGACCATCAACGGTGTTCCGGCGTCCCCCGCAGCCGGCACCAGCATTATTGCCGGAGATGTTGAGGGCTACTTCTCTGCGAGTGCAACTGCGATCACGGTAACTCAAGGATAACCATGGGCAATATCGAATCATTCTCGACTTTGCCGCTTCAGAAAACGATCCCGAGCTACCTATACCTTCAATACAGCGATGACGAGAACCTTCAGGCTTTCGTCGATGCGTTCAACTCGATTTCGCAAGGATATGTCGACTGGTTCAACGACACACCGCTTGGCCTCTATACGTCGCCAAACATAACGGGCCCGCTGTTGGACTGGATAGGTAACGGTGTCTATGGAATTCCCCGCCCGGTTCTGTCGACGCAAACATCCACAACGATAGCTGGATACAACACCGCCCCCTATAACACAGTCCCATACAACGGCCTCAGCCACTCATCGTCTGGAACCGCAGAGATCGCTTCGGACGACATCTACAAACGTGTGATGACGTGGAACCTGTATCGCGGTGACGGGCAGGTTTTCAATATGGGCTGGCTCAAGAACCGGGTCAACAGGTTCCTCAACGGCGCGAATGGATCCGACTACACGGTACTGGACAATCCTCCATCGATAACCGTATCTGGGAACGTATTCACCATTACGTCGTTTGAGGATTCGAACTTTACGATCCTGCAGGAGTGCCTGAACAACGGTGTTCTAGCGTTTCCGTTTCAGTACACGTTCGCATTCGTCAATATCGGGTTCTTTAACGATGGCGGTGTTCTGTGGATGACTGCTCCGCTCAATTATCCGACTAGCCCCACAGGGTTAGCAGCGGGTTCCGTTTGGTACAACGGCGGCACCGTCTCTGTGATTCCGGGCATCACCCCCGATCCCCTGGCGCCGCCAGTCTATTTCGGAACACTTACCGCTTCGGGGCTGCTGGCCCTTGGCGGCGGAAATCTGCCTCTTATCAATCCGGGTTCAACCGGTCAACTCTGGAACAACGGCGGCGTCATCTCGATCGCCTGACGACAATGACAATTTTTACGTTCGCGAACAACGTCAACACGACGTTGGCAGGACCGGTCTCGTCCAGCGCCACCTCGATAACGCTTTCAAATACCGCGAACCTGCCGGCATCGATTCCTGCCGGCCAGGTACTGGTAATCACGCTGAATGACGTCGCTACGCGCCAGAACTACGAAGTGGTGTATGCGACCGCGAGGACCGGATCGACATTAACAGTATTGCGCGGTCAGGAAGGCACGGCAGCGCTTTCGTGGCTAACAGGAGACTACGCCTACAGCCCTCCTACTGCGGGACAGCAGTCGTCCTTTGGACAACTTGCGGCGGCCAATACCTGGGCGGGGCCAAACACGTTCACTGATCCTGTGGCTGTAGCGGCTGCTTCCTCCGCTGGACAAGCGGTGAATCTTGGTCAGTTCTCTGCGGACACTACTGGAACAGGTCACCTTGTAATTCCGTGCTCCGTCGCGGGCGCTCTCGTTCCGATGGTCTTTCAGTGGGGGCAGGCTGTGACTAACGCCTCCGGGATTGCCACTCTGACGCTCGATTTGCCGTTTCCGAATGCATTGCTGTCTGGAGTCGCAAACTACGTGAACAACGGCACAACGGTTACCAACAATCAAGCCTCTTTCTCCAATTTATCAACGAGATTGAACCTGGTGGCTGTAGTTGCGAACAACGGCTCTCCGGTCAACCTCGCTCAGGTCAACTTCATGGCGATCGGATATTAAATGAGTCAGGTGTTCGGATTACCTCAGCCACTTACCGGTAGCGAGACGGTGACCATCAGGCAAACACAGAACGGGCAAACCGCCCTATGCACGATGCCTCTTTCTTCCCTTCTTACGGTCATCACCCTTACCGCTCTCGCTTCCGGCCTACCGACAACTCGTCCCTCAGCCCCTGGCGTCGTCTGGAACAACGGCGGCGTAGTTTCAATCTCCTGATTCGAAAACAATGAAGAAAATCATCATCGCGGCGCTGTTTGCGCCGCTGGCGGCGCTCGCCCAGACTTACCCTTCACCCACGTTCAACAGTATTACGCTTCAAAATCCGTTGACGCCGGCCAACGGTGGAACCGGCGTCGCGAACTCCGGGACGATCACGCTTGGAGGAAGCTTTTCGACCACTGGCGGTAACCCGCTTGTGCTCAATACGACAGCTCCCACCAATATCACGTTGCCGACCAGCGGTACCCTTCTGAACAGTTCCAGTGGCGCTACCGCAGGAGCTAACAGTAACATTACCTCGCTTTCCGGCCTGACGACGCCGCTGTCTGTCTCCCAAGGTGGAACGGGTTCGTCAACAGCGACTGGATCTGGTTCGGCAGTCCTGGCGACCAGTCCTACGCTAGTCACCCCCAACTTGGGTACGCCTTCCGCGGCTACACTGACGAACGCCACGGGACTTCCCGTGTCGACCGGCATATCCGGTCTTGGAACCGGCGTGGCGGCGGCGCTCGCCAATGCAGTGACGGGCAGTGGTAGTCCCGTTCTGGCAACGTCCCCCACGCTTTCCAATGCGATTGTCGGGACGCAATCTGCCGGCAACAACAGTACGCTCGCGGCGAGCACGGGGTTTGTCGCTGCTCACGCTCCTTGCCCTTCCATCCTCGACTACGGCGGCAATAACGGCGGAGTCGTATCGAACAATGCCGCATGGACGAATGCGGTGGCCGCGCAATCGACGGGCAACGTGTGTGTATTTTTTCCGCAAGGCACGTATTACTTCGCATCAAGCATCGGATATACGTTCCCGAACACCAACCCCAATTCGATAACCATTAAAGGCGTCGCGGCTGACTCGTCGATTCTGAAGTTTAACGCCACGTCATTCGGGATATCCATCGCAGCAAACGGTCCGTTTTCCGGTATCCACATCAGAGATCTATCAGTCACCACAACCGCATCAACGCCGACCGGTGTTGCAATCAACCTGGCGCAGCAGCAGAGCACCATCGCCAATCCGGCCAACTCCGCTCTCTCGGATATCACAAATGTGACGACCCGCGGCGCTGACGGCTACGTTGTTACTGACGGGTGGTCGAATGGTGTAAATGTCGCGAGCGTATCGAACATCAACTTCACGAACCTCACTACGATCGGACCCTCAACCGCATCGTACGGAGTCATCCTGAACGGCACGTCGACCGCTTTGGGCGTCGTGTACAACTTTCAGGGCTGTACCTTCAACTATCTTGGCATTGGCCTTTACTACGCGGCCTATGTGCAAGGAGTCACTGTCAACCAGAGCAACTTCACTGGCGACACCAACGGGATCGTCGTCCCGACTGGTCAGGCAGGCCTCGACCAGTTGAGCGTGACGAATAGTCAGTTCAACACCTACAACAACGGCATCCTTACCCAGTCGAACGTTGGCGTCATCATGATCGCCAACAATTTCTTTCTCGTCCAGAACAACAGCAACGGGATTTCGTTGCAGAACTACAGCGCATTCAGCATCATCGGTAACACGTTCAACCCTGCCGTTGCATCTCCGACTGGTACTCGCGGCATATACATCGACACCTGGGCGTCAAGCGCCGGTGTGATTACGGCTAATGCGATTCAGGAAATGACAACGGGCATCCTCCTCGGGTCGGGCTCCAAGTCTGTCAATGTGCAATCGAATGTCTACTTCGCTAACACGACCAACATTTCGAACAGCGGTACAGGCAATACGCTCGGCGGCGGCTCTCAATAAGTCACGGCTGCCCCGTCGTGACTCCAGTACCTGGATGAACGTCTGATGCCCGGTTGAGCCGCGTAATCGCGGCTTTTCCGATTGAGATACCGACCCGTTCAATCGCCGAGAACGTTGCAACCGACATTGCGACGGTGGTGACATACATGAAGGCGCAGGTGATCCAGAATGCAGAATTGTTTCCGAGAGCATAGGAAACAATAGCGGGACGGGTCATCACCATCGTAATGACGAGGCTGTGAAGCAGATACACGCTGTAGCTCATGTTACCCAAGCGATGCGCGCCCCGCGTTTGAAGCACTCCGAAGATTGACGTTCCGGAAACTATCATCATGAAAAATCCACCGAGCAGCAACGTGCCAACCGGCGAGTAGATGATGTCTGGGACACGAAACGCGGCGACGATCAAGGCGCAAGCGATGATGGACCGTATTGCTCCATCTCCTTTGAGGGCCGGTCGCGTGCGCATGATTGATGATGCGAGCATCCCGCACAGAAATTCGGCAAGAAACGACCTGAACGGCTCCGCGATCAGACCGTCGACTGCCAGAACAAGAAACAGTGCTGATGCCGTCAATGCGACCGGACGTCCGAGGCGAGCAAATATAGACAATATCGGTAAGCTTGCGTAGAACAGCCACTCATAACGCAAGCTCCACACAGGTCCCACTACAGACATCGCAGCATCCATGTTCAAAAAAGGCGTTGGATTCTTGACGACCCCGAGTGCGAGCCATTGGCCAATTTGAAAGACAGTTTGCTTGAACGGTTGGTCGATCTCAAAGTGGACGCGGCACAAAACCACTGCGAAGTACGACGCAATCAGGAAAAGATACAGTGGATAGATCCTGAAGAAACGGTTGACATATAACTCCGCCCAGTTCACGGAATCGGCTTTAGCAAGAAGGCGACTCCAGAACAGGTAGCCGGTAATCATGAAGAATATAGCTACGGCTGCGGGCCCAAGAGACATATAAAAATGGGAAGGTGCAGCCACTCCAAACTTCGCGCCATATCCATGCAGCACGAAATGATGGAATGCAACGGCTGTTGCAAGGATCCCGCGCAGGCCGTCGATAGAATCTAGTCGGTGCGCAAATACAGTCGGACTGACGTCCAGAAACCGGAGGAATCGCCCGGAAAGCGCGACCACAACCAGGCCGACAATGGCCATCATGGGCCATACCGAAAAAATGGATATATCAGGCACCGCGTTCGCCTTCTTTGGGTCTAAAAAATCGCAGCCTTAACGAATTCTGGGATCTACAAATAGTATTTCCAGATCAGCGTCGACACAGTCATCGACATTGAGAATGCGAGAAAAGCGCCGCAAACGATCATGGTCACCGATGATCGCCGCTTCATAGGTTCTGCATCACTTAGGGCGTAAGCAGCGAGGATGGCCGGAGCGGTGAAATAACGACCTTGCACACCGATGATAAGTTGGGCGTGAAGATCCGTCCAAGTGACAAGCAGCGCGACGAGGGTAAGCATTACCGCGGCCGCGGCGACCATTAACGGCACCGTCCGGGCAAGCGCCCCCACCCCGCGGGAGCAGGAGATCACCAATGCAATTAGCAAGCCAACACCCGCGAATTTGTAGGTAACGGGCGGCATGGGCCGATCGAGCCAACCAAGGACGCCGACGAACTGACGCCAGTACGAATCGATGACTGCCGGGTTCGACAGCGTTCGCCAAATGACTTCTATCAGTTCGACGGGATGATGCATGTAGAACGAGACGGCCTGACCGGTCGTAATCGAGCGCGGCCACCGCAGATCGACGGTGTGTGATGCTCCATACATCACCCACCCCACAGCGAGCAACGCCGCGATGACAGAAGCAGCCAGCGCACGGCGGTCTTTTCGGACGAAGAAAACCACTGGTGCCAGTATCAGGATCGCCATCAGTTGCGGCCGACTCGTGGCAATCATGAACGGCGCAACGATCAGCAGCAAGGACCACAGAAGCGGAAACGGCTGCTCTCGATCCAAGCCACGGCGGAATAGGCTTGCTGCTAACACAGTCCAGGCGAACGACATACCGTCAGCCGACGCGCTCGATAACTGGAACATCGTCATTGGCAGCGCTAGGAGGCAAATTACCAACGCATTCGGCGGGAAGACCGTGAATGCGTAAGCAATGATAACGGCAACAGCAATCAAAGTTGTCGCGCGTGCAAGCCGGTATGATGCGCCCACACCCAAGTGCAATGATTCGCCAATCCGCAGTCCTACAGCTTGCGGGAGGTAGCCTAGCGGGAAATATGGCGCAGCACCGGCCATGTCGACGTAACTCCGAGCGCCGCTCCATTTTATGGCTGCACCGGCCTCTGCCGTTTTCGCATCAAACCGGGCATTAGGCTTGGTAGAAAGCGCCTGAAAGTTCAGCACCTGGTACTGTTGCAACGCGTCGTCGAAATAACCTCCGGTCGAGCGCCCCGGCTCTGTTACGGTTTGCGATAGCACAGAAAGCAGATATGCGCGCTTGATATGGTCGTTTTCATCTGGCGACTGCATCGGCGGTATGATTGCCGATAGAAAACTGCCAATGATGACGATGGAAAAAAACGCAATTGTCCATTGACGCAGCGAATTCATTGCCTTTATTCCTGAATTGTTCGGGCGCATCATAGCGCAATCGAGAGACGGATTCGTCCGAATCCGTCAGCTCTTGCGATTTGCTTGCCTAGCGCAGGCGTCTATCCGCCGAACTCAGCCTTAACGATAGGGCCGATGACTGCCAACTCCTGCTGAGCCTTGAGCGTCTGCAATGTCTCGTCCGGCAATATGCATGTCGCATCCATGTGCGAACCCCAATCCGCCAGAGCAGAAATCGCAGCGTGGTTATCGACCACCGGCACATCGTAGGTCACTCCCGCCGCCTTGATCGCCGCGGCGTAACTTGCCGTGAACGGATGATCGCTGTCGCACGTTGGCGACGGAGTCTCAAGAACTGGTCTTCTGCCGGCAGCCCGCACGGTCTGGATGGCTTGTGCAAGGTAGCCCGAGAAATCGGAAACTGTTTCGCCGCCGTACTGCTCGTTCAGGCCGTAACTAATCACGACGATCGTAGATTGCGTCGATGCCAATCGTTGAGCAAACGGAGCGCCGCCGCCATCCATGCCGTCGAGCAGGTTCATCAGACTCGCTGACGTCCCGCCGGTCGCATGGTTGGCGACCGTTATGCCGGTATCGTTGAACTCCCTCTGCAGCGAATCTTGCAGGCTGGCCGAAGCTGGTTTAACGATGACCGGAATGCCGAAGCCATACGATGCAAGACCCATCGCCGCGTCGTCGCCATAGACATCGATATGGATGATCGGCGTAGATGTTGGCCACGACGCGGGCGCCCCAGATGCTGCCGAGGCTGGCAAAGCAGTCGACGGAATGATCGGCTTTGCAACTGCGGTGTCAGCCGGTTTCTCTCCGCCGCCACAGGCAGCCAGGCAAACGCTCAGGGCTGCGACGAATCCTGCTCGCCAGCGGGAACCTGCTTCACGTGTGCGCCGAACGTCTCCATGAACTGCAGCACACGGTTGAACTCTTCTTCCGTCAATGCCATGTGAGCCGCTCCCACGAACGCAACGTGTGGTCCCATCTTTCGAGGTTCCTTGCCGCCCGTATATTTGCGCCATTGCTGATCGCTTCCCAGCCAGAACGCCTCGGCCATCTCCTTCCCGGTCGCATTGCGACGGCGCTTGAGCTCCGCCAGGTCTTCTGTCGATGGTTCGTTGAATTGGATTGGCATGTCTTCTGGGTGCGCGGTCAAGGCGCGTGCGAAAGCTGATTTTCATTGGATCGTCCTATCGGGTTGTTCGGGTCGCGCGGTGCGCTACCTCTGGAACGGATATTAGCCCCCTAGGGTTTGTCCCGTCAAGTGTTTCAGTGTGAATTTTTTTGCGGCCAAGACCGCGCTAACAACAAGACCAACTGCCTCCCACGCGGAGGCTTTTTTATTTCCGGGAATGTGCATGGACTACACCGCCGTTGTTGAGGTTGGGTGCGCAGGATTCGCTGCGGTTAGCGGTGTATTCGCGTGGCTCTGGCAGCGCTCAGAGACCGCGCGAGACAAGGTAATTCAAGAGCAAGGCGAGGCGATCAAGGAAGTATCAAAAGCCCTTGAAGGACACCGCCTGTACGTCGCTGAGCACTACGTCACGCAGACGGAACTGACCAAGGCCGTGGGCAGCCTGGAGCGCTCTATCGAACGTCTCATCGAGGCCGTCAACCTCAACTCGAAAGAAACACGGGACGGCTTCGCTGAAATGCATAGAAAGATCGATACGAAGGCAGACAAATGAACCTCGCCCTTCTCGAGGCCGAACTGCGCCGCGACGAGGGCGTCAGGTACATGCCGTATCTGGACACCGCAAAGCCGCCTAAGCGCACCGTAGGAGTAGGCCACAACATGGACGTCTCGCCGCTGCCTGCCGACTGGAGATTCCCCCTCTCGGATGCGCAGGTCAATCAGATTCTGGCGCGCGACATCGAGACCACTCTAGCGAAGCTCGACAAGGCTATGACCTGGTGGCGGTCGCTGGACGAAGTTCGCCAACGCGTTGTCGCAAACATGGCGTTCAACTTGGGAATCGGCGGCCTGCTCGGTTTTAAGAACACGCTCGCGGCCATGCAACGCGGCTCGTATGCGGTCGCTGCAGCAGGGATGCTTAGTTCCAAGTGGGCCGGTCAAGTCGGCGCACGCGCCAAGCGTCTCGCCCAGGCAATGGAGACGGGCGCTATGCCCTCCTAATATCCGCCAGCCGAATATTCGCAGAATATCCGCCACACGAATAAACGAAAATGACCGCACAAGACACGCATGAGACGCATCGGACTCTGACCGAAGACGTCTTTTATCCTGGCCATGAGCCCCGCACCGAATCCGCCATCTTCCGCGCTAGCAAACACGAACTCAAAGCCGAAGGCGGCTATGTGTGCGCCGTGTGCGGAGACGATGAGAAGGTCGAGTCGCATCACCGATTTTTCGAGTGGGCGTACAGCCACGCCGTCGACTTCGCCTGGATTAGATCGGTCGCACTCAACCAGACCGACGTCATGCACTCGCACAAGTTGGGCCGCGTGGTGCCGATCCCGAAAAAGCATCCGGTCTGGGACCTGATCCGTTTGACGCAGGGCTTCGATTGGGAATCGTTCGATCCGGCCAAGCCCGAAACATTTGTGGACTCGATCTACAACCAGTTACCCCTCTGCGAGCTTCATCACCGCGGCAAGGGTCATGGACGCCACGAAGAAAGCGATCCAGTTTGGAGCGTCCAAGCGTTTCTGGTCCCCGGCTTTGTCTACTCACCCGATGAACTGAAGTCACTCCACAAGGAGCAAGCATGAACCTCAGCAACATATCGCCAGTAACGCAAAAGCTGATCGTCGGTGGCGTTCTGTTTGCGGCCTGGTCGTATCTGGTCTACACGGGGAAGGTCCCGGCAACAGATTACGTAGAGAACATCAAGATCGGGCTTGGCGGCCTTGGGCTTTACCACGTGGTGACGAACTCGACGGCGAAGAAAGCCGACGATTCCTCGGTACCGCCCGCAGCATGAAAGCCGCTCTGCTGGCGCTATGTCTGACGGGATGCGCCGGCCAAGCCGCCTATTCGGTCAAGCCGTTCTATGAGCCCAGCTTGCAACGCATGGTCTGTTGTGAAGCCGTTGCGCTGAACTCGAAGGACATTGCCGTCCTCTCGTTCGATCTGACGACCTCGGCTGATGGCGTCGTGACGGTCCACTTCAACGAGACCGGCGTAGGCGCTACGGCCCCCGTCACCGCCCAAGGCGCAGTCGTTTCCAACGTAGCAAACGCTGCGGGCCAAGCTGCCGCGGCCATCGTCAAACTCACTCCCTAGGATCACCGAAATGAAGAAATTAATGCTGCTCGCGGCAGGCCTTGTCGCGCTCGTCTCTGGCTGCGCCACCACTGGCACCGTTCAGACTCCCGCTCAAATTGCGTCGCAGGTATGTCCCCCGACTCAGACCGCAATCACGTCTCTGCAAGCCGTCGTTGGTCTCAGTGACGATGCCAAGGCCAAGCTCGCCGACGCCGCGCCGATTGTGGCTGCCGTATGCTCTGCTGGCTCGAGCGTCAACGTCGCCGATCTGAAGTCGCTCGGTGCAACTGCATTGCCGGCCGTCATGGCTGTGGTCAACGCCTCACCGCTTTCGGACCAGGACAAGACGAAGATTGGCATCGACCTGACCGTTGCGCAGATCGTGTTGTCGAGCGTGCTGGCTGCCCTTCCCGCTGCGGCGGTTCCTGCGTCGGCTGCATCGGGTGTGTGATGAGCGCTTTCCTGTCTGAACTCCAGATGGAGAACGCAACACCGCGCGATGATGGTTTGTGGCGTCTTACGGCGCCATTGATCTATCAGTCGGACGTCGCGAAGATGACGTTCACGGTGCCAGCCGGGTTCATCACGGATCTGGCCTCCGTGCCCCGCGTGCCGATCGCCTACCTGCTCGCTGGTGGCACTTCCAATGAAGCCAGCGTCGTGCATGACTTCATTTACAGCACGCATCCGGTCGACCGCGCAACTGCTGATGCAGTGCTTAAAGAAGCGTCGGCGGTAACTGGCGTTCCCGCCTGGCGTCGCTGGATCATCTGGGCTGGCGTCCGTTTGGGCGGCGGATCACATTGGAATCCACAAGTAGCTTGAAGTAACCTCCGTCCGAAGCAACGCTACACGCTTCGGACGCACCCCTCTTTAGGCCGCGTTCTGCGGCGCCATATCAATCTCAAACCTGCTGTCCTCAAAGCGATACGCGTCACCCATGCCACCGCTTAGATGAAACAGCGGATCTTCGATCATGGTCCGCTGGGCAAAGTGTGCAACTGTGCCCTCGATGCGCTCCACGGCAACCAACGTATTTCCGCGCGAAAGGTAGGCCGCAATGCCCTTGGCGCGATCATCTATCCCGCCCAGCAGCGGACCATAGCGAAAGCCGTCGATCACCTGTTGCAACGTTGGTTCATCCATCCCTCCGCCTCCCGTGCCTAAGCGCACATCAAATCATCCCGCCTCATACGGCGGCGCATCCTTAAGCCACTCCAGAATCTCCGGTCGCACCGAAAACTTCGGCTCTTTCTTCCAGTCCGCCAAGGCATCGGCCCACTGCTCGAACTCGTGCTCGGTGAAGTCGAACTCTTCTTCGACCCGTCCGCAGCCCTCATCGCGCAGAAACGCATACACGACCTTGTGCCCGTCCCAGTAGGCTATGGCGAAGTCCGTGATGTCGGCGGAAGTGCCGGGCGGCATCGTCGGAAGCTGCTCGGTAAGCATCTGGTGAAGTTCGTCGTGCGTCATACTTCCTCCATGAGTGGTCACTTCCTGCCCCAGCCCAAAGCCGCCGGCCGCCCATACCCTTGGTACTTGATCTTAAGCCAATCCCTCGATCTTCCGCGCTGATACGTTGAGTCCATCCGCTTGGCGATCATCCCTTCAAGGCCAAGTTCTTTGACGTGCTCAAAGACAAGCTTTCCTTCGTCCTCAATCCCGCTCGCGTAGATCAGCATATTCGAATTGTCGAACGATTTGCGAAGATGGAGTTTGCGCTCGGTGAGAGGCAGGGAGCGAATGTCGGCGCCGTCAATCGATAGCGCATCGAATACATAGAGCCGGGCCGGATCAGACTTCGCCGCGGCGCGGACATTCTTCGGCGTCTTCGTGACCGCGCGCTGTCGGAGCCTCTCGAAGTCGGATCGCCCGGTGTCATCGTCGACCGTCAACTCGGCGTCCCACACGAAGTCGCCGGGCACATTTTCGACCGCCTGCGCGACCTCAGGAAAAGATCCGTTGAACATGTTGCCGTTGCGGCTCAAAAGTTTCACCTGCTCGCCTTCCTTCACGACCAGGCAGCGGAAGCCGTCGTACTTGAGTTCAAACAGCCAGTCAGGATCGGAGAATGGTCGCGGGTGCAGAGTCGCCAGCATCAAATCCGAGGCGTCAATCACGGTAGCGAGACGTCCAGGCCCACGCGAGCGCCAGCTTGGCCCATGCATCATCCTTCGGGCAGCCGGTCACGTCACACAGATGGGCAAAGTCCTCGTCAAGGGTATGCCCGTGCTCGTTCCGCTTGGTCCGGTCGGGCAGGACGACTTCCAGAATCGCTTCAGGGTTGCGGTACTCGAACATGGCGTCACCTCCTCGTTCGCGGACCAGCATGAATCGGGCCTTCGTCGTCGGCGCCGATCGCGCGAACCCAGTGCACGCACCCGCGATCCGGCATCGCCTGCACATACGGCCTGCCTTCGTGCATGCAAAGGATGACTGAACCGCCCGCGCGCCATTCCGTGAAGTGTTCGCAGCCGATGCAGTGGCGATCCGTACCTTGTTCGTTGAAGAGGCCCATCGGACCATTCTAGCTTCCTACGACGCCTCGCTCATCATTTTGCCGATCGCCTTAGGGACTAGGATGTTGTACTTCGGCATGAATTTGGCGATGTACTGGGTTTCAAGTCGCGTCAGGTCTTTCGGCCTGCACTCAATGATGTGGTAGGAGTCGAATTTCTTACTGCGCTCTGCGAAGTGCGTCCCTATCCGTCCATGGCAGTTTGTCGACTGCCCCACATACACCACGCGCCCTTCGCTCATTAGCAGATAGACGCCACACAACTGCCGGATGGGCTGCGCAATGACATTAAGTTCGGCCTCAGAAAGCAGGTCCTTTTCCTCGACAAACGCTGCCGATCTAACAAACCGCTTCGCAACATCTCCTTTTTTGAATATCCCGTTGGTGATGTTCTTCTCGGTGACGAAAGCGATAGCCGATTCCCGATCGCTTCCCAGACTCTTCATCCGGCCGGTACGGGGATCGCGATAGTGGTATCGGTCTGCCGTTGCATTTACGAACAGGTTTGGAGGCAAGATCTTTCTCAGTTCTTCGATCGTCATAACACTCGTGATATTGTTTTTTGAGCAAATCCGCCGCGGCGGCGACGTTCAAATTCAAGGCGTAGGTTAAAGCGTAGGTTCCGTGACCGAGGCCCGTCACATATACACTCTGCACATCCATCATCAAATTACTGCAAGGTTTTTCGGAAGTCTCGCAAACCTACGCCAGTATTGAGTTGTCGGCCTGAAAGCCTTTGCTGTAGAGGCTAACTACGATTCTACCTCAAATAATAATGGGCTCCTGATCTGACATGAGCCATCGACAAAGATAGTGTGTCGGCGTAGGATTTCGCATCCTCCTACGCCAAACCTACGCTAGATGGCCTTTGACGCCCGCAAAATAAAGCTCATGGCGCCCGGAACGCACGTCAATATCGACGGCTTCCCAGGCCTCCGAATCGAGGCTACGACGGCCAAACGAAGCTGGACATACCGCTACAAGTCGCCCATTGACGGGCGCATGAAACAGACAAAGCTTGGCGAATGGCCTGCGATGACCTACGCCTCCGCTATCGCAGCGTGGGAAGCAGCACGAACTACGCGCAGCTCCGGCGTAGATATTTCCGCCGAAAAGCGTAGGAAAAGACGGGGCGAATCTGAGGTCAAGCCGCCATACAACGTCCGTGCTCTATGCGAGGACTATATTGCGGGGCACATCGAACGGCACCGCGGGCCTACAGCCAGCGCGAACGCCATGCGCCTCATTCGGCGAGGCATCAAACCCATCGCCGATCTCGCTCCAGACTCGATTACCCGCCAGCAGGCCTACGCACTGATAAGCGGCATGAGCGAATCCCCGACAATGGCTCTGCGGCTCCGGAGCGAACTTGGCGCTGCCTGGGATTTCGCTATGGACGCCGACAAGTTAGCCAGTTCCACGCCAAACTGGTGGCGCCAGATTATGCAGGGACGCATCAAGACAACTGGCCGCCTCCGCGCCGGCGAACGCACGAAAGAAAAGCGGGTGCTGAGCGACGACGAATTGGCAGAACTTCTTGTTTGGCTCCCGCACTCTCCGCAACTACTGCAGGACGCGATCTCGCTCTACCTGTGGACCGGCACGCGCGGCGCCGAGATTATGGCGATTGAGGGTTCCGAAATCACGAAAGAGCGCGATGGCGTCTGGTGGACAATTCCCAAAGCCAAGACTAAGAATGCCAACGTAGAAAGCGCGAACGATCACCGCGTGCCTTTGGTCGGAAGAGCGCTCGAAATTGTCGAACGCCGCAAGACGCAGCATGGCTCGGGCTACCTGTTTCCGGCGAAGCGGGCCGAATCACATACGATTCAGAAAACGATCCAGGAGATGATTTACCGTTGCCAGCCCTACGGCAACGTCAAGAACCCATACCACACGCCGAAGTTGACGGTGACGCATTGGGCCTGCCACGACTTGCGTCGGACTGTCCGAACGATGCTAGCTAGACTGGGATGCCCGCATGAGGTCGCCGAGGCGATCATCGGACACGTGTTGGGCGGGGTGGCCGGAGTGTACAACCGGCACCGCTACGACAATGAGCGCCGCGTATGGCTGACGAAACTGGACGTCGAGTTATGCCGCCTTGCTGGGCGGCGGCAGGACGCTTGAGGCTGGGCGCGCTTCAGCCCACGCCTCAATCTCGCGAGCGAGCCAGCCGACTCGCTTACCCGTCAGGGCGCGAGGCTTCGGTAGATCTCCGGCGGCGACTAACCGTTTCACAGTCGCCGTCGAGAGCGACAACGACTGTGCGACGCTCTGCAGGTCCAGGTAATAAACTGTATTCATGGTCTTTCCTCCCTCCGAAACCATTCCCGTTGTGTGACTTCAATTACACGTTTCGCGGCTTCCGTCATGCCGCCTGCTTCTCCGCTTTCTTCCGTGGCGCCGTGATCGGCTCGCCTAGTTGGTAGTCGACACGCACGATATATGCGTCGTGCTTCTTGCAGATCGCACGCTCATTGCGGCGGAAGTTGACGGACCCTGAAGGCTCGAACGTCTCAGCGCCAAGCGTCCACAACATCGCGCATGAATCCGACACATAAAGCACCTTGCGGCGCGGCCCTTGAACCAAGGCGTAGGCTTTCATGTGCGACTCCTGTCGGGCAACGGTGCCCACCTATATCCGTGTGCAATCGGCCCTGCGTTTGCATCGGCGTACTTGCATACCGGAAATCGCTTGCGAACCGCCTCAAGGTCAAACCGGAACCCAGGGTTGCCAACGTATTCGAAAACGGCCTTGCGAAGACGGTTCCTGAAAACCCTCACCAAGCCGGAGTTGGGATATTCGATGAATTGCGGGCCCCAAACCGGATCGTCATAGACGTCGCAGAACAAGATGTAGCTCGTGCTCATGATTGCTCCGTCGATTCATCGAAATGTTGCGACGCCTTGCGAGTCATCGTTCGAATTGCATCGAGCAACTTCCCATCCGGCCGATAGTGGCGAGTGTCGGTCAAGTGCTCGGCGATTTCAGCCCACTCGGCTAGCGTCATGGTGATCGTCATGGTCATCTGGATTTCTTTCGGGCATTCCGCCTTGAATTGGGCTTTCACGCTTTCACCTCCAGCGCTTCCACCTGTTCTAGCGCCTCAAGCGCCCACTGCAGCGCCGCACCCGTTCGCGGCCCATATGTCCCGTTGTCGATACACCACCGCAGTTCCGCCCTGATCTCTGGCAGATCCGTCGCTGCGTACCGATCCTTTGTGCATCCCATATATCCACCGTCCGGCATGATGTGGTTACCTCGCTCCGAGAGCGGCGCGTCGACTCTGCAGCCGTCGCATTGATTGATGTCACTCATTTCCTCGGCTCCCTGACCACATTAATCCCCGCCGCAGACAGCGCCACCGCAACCCTGTCCTGCGAGTCGTCGGCGATCATCTGGGCGAACTTCCCGCACAGGTCATGCACCTGATGCGTGGTCGGCTGCTTTGCCAGCGAGAACGAGCGGTGCGATTCTTCGAATGCTCGGCGGCTGTTGTGGTGGGTCACAGTTGCTCCTTAGCGCACCATTGCGCCGGTAGATCACTTCCGTAGTACACACGGAAATTGCCGATGCCGACCGCGCCGAGCAGGTAGAGAACGACTATGCAGCCACCGATGAAGGCGAGCGCGTTACGGATCACTTCTTCTCTCCTTCTGCCGTCTTTTGAGACAGAGCGCGAATAGCGGCGGCTGCGTCTTCGCGAGCCTTGGCATAGCCCCGGTCATACTCTGTCGTTACCGGATACTGCGAGTGGATCGACGCACGTAACGCCGCCTCAAAGAACGCCTCGCGCCGTACCGCATCCTTCCTCAATCCCTCTGATTGCGCGGATGCGTAGAGCGGGAATACCTCACGCTTGTCCCGCCTCCATGATTCAGCAACTTCAGGATGCGTTGTAGTCAGCCAAGGCCTCCAGTCTCCCTTTGTCATCCACGCCACCGGCTGCGCATCGACGGCTGGCGCTACAGTGGCGATCTGCGCTTCGAGTTCGGCTATGCGGGCGGCCTGCTGCGCCTTCTCGGCCTTCAATTCCTTTGCCGCCTGAAATAGCGCCATGCCGATCAGCGCGAGGGTTTCAAGCTGATTCAACTGCGGCGCTTTCGCCTTGATGCCGGGCTCAACATCGGCGCAGTAATCGGCAAACTCTTTGCGCAGCGCGTCAGGGTCGAATGTCATCGTGTCAGTCATTGCGTGTCTCCGCTTGCGAATTGAGCGGCGAGAAGTCTGCCGATAGCCTTCAGGCAGTCATCGATGGCGTTGGTGTACGCAATGTCATCGGCGGTAGCAGTGGGCTCTTCCAGGTGTTCGCGCTTACACGCGTAAAGCGCCTCTTGTAGACCCTGATTGCGACCGGCCCGGAAGTACTGAGACGCAGGCTTCCCGTTCGCTGTCACCGCCTCCGCACCCTGCGCCACATTGGCGGATTTGTCCGCTTGCGGGCAATCTTGCTCATGCTCCCCGTCCATCGGTTCGCCGCAAAAGAAGCACCGTCCCGATGAAGTTGATGCGGCGCGAAGTGCTCTTACTGCTTCCGCCATTAGCCCGCGTGCCATCGGCGGCGCTAGCGAGTCGCAGTAATCCTGCATCCGCTTGATAAGCACCGTCACATACCCTTGATCGAGCGCGGCAGGTTTGCTCGCCACATTGGCGGAAGTTGATGCGGCGCGGGCTTCCCACCCTTCCCATGCGAACTCCCTCGCTTCATCCATTGCCCGGCTGTCTGGGCCGGTAGAAAGGTGTTTGGCGGGGAACCGCTCACGCGCCCATTCCTCAAACGCCCCGCGCTCGTCCTGCTCGACCGATGGCGCGGCAGGCTTAACATACCCGCTGTGCTTGTCGGCGTCGTAATTGAGAATGAACGGTTCTTCGGGAAGCTCGCCAATCAGCCAGCGCGCACGATCAGCCTCATAGCGAACGCGGTCCGGGTATTCAGATCGGTCCAGCGTGATGCCACTGGCAATGTCGCCGTTATGGAGAATGGCCGTCCAGTTGCTCTTACCGTTGCTCTCGGGCATCGGTCCGTACCATACGGACAGTTTCACCGCCTCTTGCTTGTCGATAGCGGCAGGCTGGCGGGCGAGCAACGCGCGGGCGAACAGAAGAAGGTTGCGCTCAGAGAATAGGCGTCGCCCGCTCATGGCGCGGCCAGAATCGTTGTCGTCGGCA